GCCAACAACGGCAAGCAGATCACTGGTCTGCAAGCTATGGTGGTTGCGTCTCCATCCACCGGCGTGGTTGGCGGCATCGACCGTGCCACTTGGTCATTCTGGCAAAACCAGACTTTTGACTTTTCTACTGATCTGGGCGTTTCTGCATCCAGCTCAAACATCCAGACCGGTTTTAACCGCCTGTATGCAAAGACAAGTCGCGGCTCTGATGTAGTTGATTTGATCTTGTTGGATAACAACTTGTGGGGCTTCTTCATGTCGTCTCTGCAAAACATTCAGCGTTTCCCTGGCTCAAGCAAAATGGCTGAACTCGGCTTTGTTGCAAGCAAGTACATGAACGCTGACGTTGTTCTTGACGGTGGTATTGGCGGTAATATTCCGACATCTACCGGCTACTTCCTTAATACGAAGTACATTTTCTTCCGTCCTCACGCAAATCGTAACTTTGTTCCGATTGGTGATGAGCGTATGTCTACCAACCAAGATGCCATCGTGCGCTTGATCGGCTGGGCTGGCAACATGACTGCCTCGGGACTCCAGTTCCAAGGCGTAATGACTGAATAAGGAGCACAAAAATGGCTGATTACGTCACCGATGGAAAAATTGGTATTGATCTGACCGCTACTTATGCGTCCACATCTGCCGGTTCTACAACCCTGTTCCCCGTTACTCCTGGTACTCGGGTCACCACTACCAACAACGGCATTTATATGTTTGTACGTGCCGAATCCGACATTGCTGCTTATGACGCAGTGATCATGAGCACCTTTGCAGACTCAGCGAGCTTGACTCCTGTTATGCGCGCTGTTCCGATCACCACGACAAACGCTGCCGCGCTGGGTTGGAATCAGGTTGGCTTTGCACAATCCGCTATTGCTTCCAGCTACTACGGCTGGGTTGGCATTAACGGTATGCTCAAGGTCAGCTTGTTGATTGCTTGCAATCCTAAAGTGCCTTTGTACACCACTGCTACCGCTGGTAAACTGGATGACGCTACTGTGTCTTCTGGCTTTATCCAAGGTATCGTGGCTAATACATCTGCCACTTCTGCATCTGCACCATTCTGCATGGTCAACAATGCAGGCTTGATGACATCTAATCCTGTCTAAAGCTGATGCCCTCTCCCCACAAAGGAGGGGGCTTTTTAATGAGTTCTGTTCCCTTAAAAATAGTTGGTAAATGTGTCGCAGAAGATGAGACACTGTTTGCACACATGGACGCGGCGATAGCCCGAGGTTATCCACAGGTCAAGCAAGCCGAGCCAGCACATACTGGTTCTGTCCTGTTGGTGGCAAGTGCGCCAAGCGTTAGGGGTCAATTAGAGGTCATTAAAAAGTTAAAAGCCGCAGGGTCGCCCATTGTGGCGATCAAGGGAGCGCATGATTGGCTTATTGCTCATGGCGTGATTCCAGACTATGCCCTAGCCATTGACCCGCAAGAGCACAGGATTGCGTTTTACAAACCGCATAAAGATGTGCATTACATGATTGCCAGCCAGTGCCATCCAGCAATGTTTGACAATCTTGATGGGCATCAGGTCACGATATGGCATCCATACGTTAAAAAGGGGCAGACACGCCCCAAAAACTGTATGTTGATAGGTGGCGGCACAACCTCTGGCTTAAGGGCTATATCGCTGTTCTACGTCCTTGGCTATCGCCAGTTTGAGCTGTTTGGCTTTGATTCCTGTAACACCGGCAATATGCTCAGGGTCAACGGCGAGGGTCTGAAAGACGGTGACGATTTGGTTGAGGTCAGGATTGATCCAGATGGCGAGACCTTTTACTGCAATACGGCAATGGCCTTGCAGTCTGAGCATTTCCAAACGTATTACGACTATTTGCCAGATGCTACGTTTAACGGGCATGGGCATGGATTGATTCAAGCCATTATTAAAAAGCGCCAGCAAAACATGATGGAGCTGGGCGGCATCATTGATGTTAAGGCAAACCTAAACGACCGCACTTCATTTATCCATTGGGGCAATAAAGATGCGGCAAGCTGGCGTTATCGAGCCAAGATACCGGCGGCAGATTGGGCAAGTCTGAACGACCTGACGGCTGACACGTTGGTGTTTTCCAAGCCTCAAGCGCCTGAATTGATGGACATGGCTCGGGCAAAGGCTCGGGGCGCATGGGTGGTGGTTGATTTCTGTGATGATCATTTTGATTGGATGCACTACCAAGAGGCGCTGCGTCTGGCTGATGCGGTGACTTGTCCGACCATTGAAATGGCAAAAAGAATTAAAGAACTGGGCAAGGATGCTATTGTCATTCCTGACCCTTATGAGTACCCCGAGATGCCACCGCACTGTAATGGGGTCAATTTGCTTTGGTATGGGCATCATGTCAACCGTGATAGCCTAAAACGCATACTGCCTGAGATTGAGGGTTATCCCTTGCGGGTAGTGTCAAACTTTGATGGTGCAATTCCTTGGTCACATGAGACCATGCTGAGTGAATTTGCCCAAGCCGATATAGTGGTGATTCCTGCCACAGCTCCTTACAAGAGCGCAAACAGGGCAATTGAGGCAATTCGCCAAGGGTGTTTTGTGGTTGCAGAGCCGCATCCAGCTTTGAAAGATTTCCCCATTTACATCGGCAACATCAAAGAGGGCATCGAATGGACAACACAACAGAACATGAACGAACTTATTTCCAAGGCGCAGAAGTTCGTGAGGGAAGAATTCTCGCCAGCAACACTAATCGACAAGTGGAAGACAGCTACGAAACGGCCTACAACCTTGGATGCGGCTCAAAAAAATGGGACGGTTGGATAAACGTTGACCTGCATTCAGACATTGCAGACATCCAGTGCGATCTAAGAAAACTTGAGCTAGCTACCGATTCAGCCGATGCGGTTGCCGCAATCCACGTTCTGGAACATTTCTACGAGTGGGAGGTTTACGACCTGCTGACCGAATGGAAGCGGGTTTTAAAGCCAGGCGGCAAGATGATCTTAGAGTTGCCCTGCATGGACAAGGTGTTTGCCTACGTCCACAATTGCGTGGTTAACAAAGAGCCGCTACAGCCATTCATGACCTTAAATGCGTTATATGGTGATCCCAAGTACAAGTCTGAAGCAATGTGCCATCACTGGGGTTGGTTTCAGCGCCCATTGAGGGATATGCTGGAAACCGTAGGAATGCAGAACATTGAGTTCCATGAGCCTCGATACCATTTTCCATTTCGTGACATGAGGGTGGAATGCTTAAAGGGGTCTTAACCAACGCCGAGCGCCATGAGCAGATGTCAAAAGCAATTCATTTGCCGCTGCTCAAGAAAAAAGGCAAATTCAACAACCGGCGCATGACCATTGCGTGTTACGGGCCAAGCCTTGCCGATACGTGGAAGCAGCTCCAGCGTCCAATAATGACGGTCTCAGGGGCGCACGACTATTTGGTGGAAAGGGGCGTAATCCCTGATTTCCATGTGGATTGTGACCCCAGACCGCACAAAGCTCAGATGCTGAAAAAGCCTCAGAAAGAAACAAAGTACCTGATGGCCTCAGTTTGTCATCCAGACTTTTGGAAAACCCTCAAAGGAAAAAATGTTAAGGTATGGCATCTGGTGAACGGGAACGATTTTGAAACGGTGGCATGGGTCGCCCAAAATCACCCGCAGGGAATGGAAAGCCTGATAGGGGGCGGTTCAAGCGTGGGAATGCGTGCAATGAATGTTTCGGCGGCTTTAGGGTTTCGCCGGTTTGACATCCACGGCATGGATTGTTCATTTGTAAATAACCGCCACGCAGGTGCTCATACTGGCAAAGATCAGACTAAAATCATGGTCAGAGTTGGTTTGAGAACTTTCCAAACGACACAGCAGATGCTCCAAGCAGCGATTGAAATGGAAAATTTCATAGAGACGCAGGACGCTGAAGTGGTGTTTTATGGTGATGGTCTAATGCAGGAAACTGCTTTCAAACTCAGGGAATTAGTATGAAAAACGAAGTAGCAGGTTGGACAAACGAAAGCTGGATGGAAGACAACCGAGGCAAGATGGCGGTGTTTTTCTACACCAAGCAGGTGCAAAACTCATTTAAGACGGCGCAGGAAAACCGCCCGATCTTTGATGAAAAGATTTTCTTAAAGAAACTTGTGCCTGGTGACTCTACATTGGTGGTCGACCGTCCAATGCGTCCGACTGATGTTGAAGATTACCCAATTGAATGGGCGCGGTTTGAGCAAAAGAAAGAAAACCGTGTCTCTGGAACTCCGTTGGATGCTTGGTCTATTTTGAGCGACACCCAAAAAGCCGAATTTAATGCTTTGCATATTTTCACAATTGACCAGTTTGCACAGCTCCCCGACTCAGTTGGCAACAAGATCATGGGCTTTAATGATTTGCGCGACAAGGCTCGCACGTTCATTTTGGCGGCAAAAGACTCTAAGCTGATGGACAACGTAAGGGCTGAGACTGAAAAAGTCATGCAGACTCAGGCTGCTGAAATTGCTCAGTTGCGTGAAATGATTAACGATTTGACTGCCAAAAAAGCAGGCAGACCTAAAAAAGAAACCGTAGAGGAATGATATGAGCTACACGTTACTGCAACTGGTTGACCAAATGTCCGCAGAGTTGGGCCTAACTCAGCCAGCGGCAGTAATCGGCTCATCAAACAATCAGACCATCCAGATTCTTGCTTTGGCTAACCGGTTGGGCAAGGATTTGGTCAGAGATTTTGAGTGGCAACGTCTGGTTCAAGCCTACATCTGGCAAACAGAGGTTGCGGTGAGCACCACGGGAAACATTACGTCTGGATCAAGGGTCATCACAAATATCCCTACCACGGCAGCGTTGGCGGTTGGTAATGTGGTTACTGGCACGGGACAGACACCGTATGCTGAGATTTTGACGATTGACAGCAGCACGCAAGTCACGCTGAATGCGCCGGTTGCTACGTCTACATCCTCAGTGTCAATGACGTTTGCCAAACAGGATTACGACCTGCCAGGCGGGTACGACCGCATGATCTCAGATACCAACTGGGACAGGACAGACCACTGGCGCAACCTTGGAACGAAGTCATCTCAAGATTGGCAGTTCTTGCAAGGCGGCATTATCTCCATTGGCCCACGTGAACGGTATCGGATTTACAACAATAAATTCCGCATTTTTCAAGCATTGACCACGGTTTATAACTTCTCTTTTGAGTATGTGTCGAACTGGTGGGTATGTGCCACAGGCTCAGATCAAGGCTCAAAAGCAGCGTTTACGGCAGACACGGACACTTGTGTATTCCCTGATGACCTGATGCTTGCCGGTTTAAAGTTTTACTTCTTAAAAGCCAAAAAGCTGGACTATGCGGTGGAGCTGGGTGAGTTCATGCGGTCGCTTTCATATTGCAAAGCACAGGATGTTCCAGTGTCTGCAATGTCTTTAGCGCCAGTGGGCATGAACCAACTGGTCGGGCCTTGGAGTGTGCAGGACGGCAACTGGCCGAGCGTTTAATGTTAAGTTCATTTGCAAAAATACCCCGCCAGCAGTCTGCTCAGACGATAACGGTTGCTGCGCCAATTGGTGGTTGGAACGCTCGGGATGCTTTGGGCGCTATGGATGCTTTGGATGCGGTGACCTTGCAAAACTTTTGGCCAGGCACAAATTCTGTAATTTTGCGAAACGGGTACACCAAGCACGCTACTGGGCTGCCTGGTGTTGTTCAGACATTAATGGCATACAGCTCGGGTACAACAAATAATTTATTTGCTGCGTCTGTTACAAGTATTTATGACGTTACTTCGCCTGGCGCTGTTGGAGCTGCGGTAGTTACTAGTTTGACAAATGCCAAGTTTCAATATATCAATATGACCACCACGGCGGGGTCTTATTTGATGTGTGTGAATGGCGCAGACAAGCTCAGAATCTACAACGGTACATCTTGGTTTAAAGATGGCGATGGAGTGCCTTACAACATTACTGGGGTGGATACGGCAACCTGTTCAAACATCACTTTGTTTAAAAATCGGGTGTGGTTGATCGAAAATAATACTTTAAAAGCGTGGTATTTACCGATTAACTCAATTGGCGGCGCTGCAACCAGTTTGGATATGTCAAGCCTTGTACAGCAGGGCGGCTACATCATGGCGGGAATGACTTGGACGCTAGATGCTGGTTACGGCATGGACGATTATTTGGCATTTATTACTTCAACCGGCGAGGTAATTGTTTGGCGCTTAACCGATCCAACGACACCATCTGGTATTTCCATGATTGGTATTTATTCTATTGGCGCACCCATTGGGCGTAGATGCTGGACAAAATTCGGTGGAGACTTGCTGATCATCACGCAAGATGGCGTAGTGCCTATGAGTGGCTCATTGCAATCATCTAGGCTTGATCCAAGGGTGTCTATTACAAATAAGATTCAGTACGCCATGAGCGTGGCAATATCGACCTATGGGGCTAATTTTGGGTGGCAATTGTTGTATTACCCAAAAGAAAATCAATTGATTTTGAATGTGCCAATTGCAACCGGACAAGAACAGCAATATGTAATGAACAATATTACAAAGAGCTGGTGTAATTTTACCGGCTGGGCTACAACGTGCTGGGAATTGCACCTTGATGACCCCTATTTTGGGGGCGATGGGTTTGTGGCTCAGGCATGGGATGGCAACACCGATGACGTTTCGGACATTAATGGATTTGGTTTGCAGAGCTTTCAAACATATGGCACAGCTTTGCAAAAGCAATGCAAGATGATTCGCTATCACCTACAAACAAATGGCTTTCCATCAGTGTATGGAAACGTAAACGTAGATTACAACTTAACAGATGAATCGGCGCAACTTGGATTTTCACCAATTTCGGCTAGTGTTTGGGATGCGGGGCTTTGGGATACCGCTTTATGGGGTGCTTCAGTTGTTCCAAGTGCTGAATGGCAAGGCGCTACAAGTATTGGATATTCGTTTGCCCCGCTGATCAAAACAGCCACGCAGGGCATACAATTGCAGTGGGTCGCAACCGATCTGGTATTCGAGGGTGGCGGTGTCCTTTGAGTTAATTACCGATCATTCAGCAGGTCATTGGACGGCTGAACAGACAAAAGGTAAGTATTTCGAGGCAAACAGCCAATCAATCGGATTGAAACAAAACGGCGAGTTTGTTGCCGGTGTGATTTACGAGAATTGGAATGGACGGTCAATCATTTGCCACATTGCCATTTCTGGTCGGTTGACACCGAGATACTTGGCGGTGATTTTTGACTATCCATTCAATGTTTGTGGTGTCAAAAAAATTATTGTTCCAGTAGATGCAACAAACTTAAAAAGTGTCATCTTGGTTGAGAAAATGGGGTTCACAGAAGAAGCCCGAATCAAAGACGGCATGGCTGATGGGGACATGATTTTGTACACATTGGCAAAAGAGAATTGCAAATATTTGGGGGAACGATATGGGAAAAAGTACATCTACGCCAGCAGCACCTGATTACACGGGTGCGGCAGTTGCCCAAGGTGCGGCAAACTTAGAATCTGCCAGAGCTACGGCAAAGCTATCCAATCCAAATACCTACACGCCATACGGTAGTCAGACAGTAACCTACGAGGGTGACATTCCAACAGTTACTCAAACACTAACACCGACAGCGCAAAAGACTTTAGAGGCGCAGCAAGGCGTTCAATACTCACTTGCCAACCTTGGACAGCAAGGTGCAAACACTGCTAGCAATGTGCTGGATAAGCCGTTTGACTTTGGTGGCCCTGCGGTTCAGACATCGCTGGACACAAGCAATGTTGCCAAGATGCCGGTCAATGCAGGCATGACTGGGCAAGAAGCAATCATGCAGCGGCTTGAACCATCGTTGGCAAGACAGCGAGTAAGTACAGAAACTCAATTGATCAACCAAGGGTTACGACCAGGCACTGAGGCTTACAACAACGCTATCCAGCTCCTTGGACAGCAAGAAAACGATGCCAGAACACAAGCGGTTACTCAAGGTCTCAACCTTGATATTGGCGCAAATGCTCAAGGCTTTAATCAAGCGGTTCAGTCTGGTCAGTTTGGCAACACTGCACAGCAGCAGGCTTTGGCTGAAGCGATCACACAACGTCAATTGCCGCTGAATGAGATCACGGCGCTGATGTCTGGCTCACAGATTCAAAATCCTCAATTTGGTGCTTACCAAGGCGCTACGGTACAACCAGCGCCATTGTTTGCCGCAACGCAAGCCAAGGGTGCATTTGATGCAAACGCATATAACCAACAGGTTGCACAAGCTAATGCTGCTACAACAGGTATGTATTCATTGGGTGGCGCTGCATTGGGTGCGCCCACAGGTACATTCTCTGACCGCAGATTGAAATCAAATATTGTCAGAATTGGTACTCATCCAATAGGTGTGGGAATTTACGAATACGACATTTTTGGTGGTCGTCAGATTGGCGTAATGGCGCAAGAGCTGATGGAAGTAATGCCAGAGGCAGTACAGCAGCATTCAAGCGGTTACTTAATGGTTGATTACGGGAGACTTTGATGGCTGATATAAATTTATCCCCATTCACCGCTGAACAGCAGGCGATCGATCGCCGCCGCAAAATGGCAGAAGCGATGCAACAACAAGCCGTTGCCCCAATTGAAATGCCAACTATGCCTGGCGTAAGGGTCAGTCCTTATGCGGGTCTTGCAAAGCTATTGCAAGGCTACATTGCTGGTAAAAATCTCAGCAGAGCAGATCAAGAACAAAAAGATTATGAAAATTTAGTATCAGAAGATCAGGCAAAATTTTTAAGAAACATGGGTCAGTATGAGACTGTGCCTGGTGAAGTAATTTCAAGGGGTACTGAAACAACATATCCTATGAAAGAAAATATCACGCCATTAAATCAAAATGTTGCCGCAGTTGATTTAAGCGCAGGAACTATGCCTGTTGCTGCGCAACCAGAACAAAGAGCTCCAGCTCGTCAAATACCTTTATTGAATGCAAGTTTGTTAGAGTCAACCAACCCTCTTGCATTTAAAACTGGACAAGGCAAACAAATGCTGGCTCAATATTTGATGCAACAAGAAGCACAGAAGCAAGCTGCGGCTCAAGCTCAATTGGCGGCTCAACAGCAAATTCACACTGCAAAGCCAGGCGAAACAGCATTCCGACTTGATGCTAGTGGTAAACCTGTTACTGTATTGAGCACACCTGCACAACCAAAATGGGAACACACAAGCAAATTTGTAAATGGTCAAGAAGTAACCGGCTGGGTCAATACAAATGCGCCTGATATTCCTAACTCATTTGTACAAGGCGCTATCAAACCAGAAATGACAGAATCTCAACGATTAGATGCTCAATTAAAACAATATGCCGCCGATGTTGAAGCGGCAAAATCTCTAGATGTGGGGCGCAAATCAATACAGTTTCAAGCCTTGCCAAAGGGTGTGCCAGTAGGTGCAAAACGAGTTGGAAAAACTCCTGATGGAAAAGACGTTTATGAATTAAACGGCAAAAAATTTGTGGGGGATTAAATGGCTGAATATACTGGTGAAATAATTTATGAAGCTCCTCAAGCAAAGAGCAAATCAAAAGTCAATCCTGCGATGGCTTCTGCATTAGTTCAATCGGACAATGTTGTTTCTAATCCCGTTGTTAGAAATGTTGTACCTAATATAGCTTTGTCTCCACAAGATCAAAGATCATTTGCATTGTCCGAAGCTAATAGAAAAGCAGCGGCTCAAATGGAAGCGGAAAAAATAAAACCTATTCCAGAACCAATAAATTCAGCGGTTCTTCAAAATCATCAATCTATAAATAAGTTAGATGATGCACTTGATCTATTGGAAACAAATAAAGATGCCATAGGTTTAAAAGGAAATTTAGGACAAACCGTTTTAAATAAATTAGACCCTAAAGGAATTGATACAAGGGCAGCAATTGCAGACATTGGCTCAATTGTTTTACATGATCGAAGCGGTGCGTCTGTAACAGCGGCAGAATCTCCTCGACTTCTTCCATTTATACCTACTCCATCAGATACTTATGAAGCGGCAAAAAGCAAATTAATAAGAATGCGTAAATATGCCGCTGAAGAACAGGATGCTTTAAAAGCCACTTACAGTAAAGAGCAGGGCTATAAAGAATTTCCTAATTTGCCTGCAAGAGTTGGAATAAATAAACCGCCAGTTGGTGCGCCACCAGAAGCAAAACAAGCAAAGGATGGCAAATGGTATTCGCCTGATCCAGACAGACCTGGCAAATATTTACAGTGGGGGCAATGATATGGCTGGCAAACCTGTCGAACATAATCCTTTTGCTACGCAATCAGGCGGCATACCTGTTGAGCATGACCCATTTGCGCCTCAAAAGCGTTCATGGATGGATGTGCCTGGCGAAGCATTAACCAATATTCCACAAAGCGCCACAAAAATGGCGACAGGTTTATATGAGGCCGTCACCAATCCAGTAAAAACAGTTACTGGTGTTATGGATGTGGCGGCGGGTGGATTACAAAATGCTTTGCCTAAATCTGTAGTGAATTTTGTCAATCAGTTTGAGACTAATCCAGAAGCGGCTCAACGTGCTATTCAAGCGGCAAATGCGGCGGGTGGCATGGTTAAAGAACGCTACGGTAGTGTAGAAGCCATAAAGAACACACTTGCCACAGACCCTGTAGGTGCGGCTGGGGACTTGTCTTTATTGTTTTCTGGCGGCGCTGGTGTGGCTAGTCGTTTGCCTGTTGTGTCTAAAGTTGCCCCTGCATTAAGAACGGCAGCAAGCATGACTGAACCTATAGGTCTTGCAGGTAAAACAGTTGGAAAAACTTATGATTTGCTTGGTACTGGAGTTAAGCAAGGTCTTGGTTTAAAAACAGGCGTAGGAACAGAGCCAATCACCCAAGCGGTGCAAGCTGGACGAGAAGGCAATCAAACATTTCTTGAAAATATGCGTGGAGATGTACCTGCAATTAATGTTTTAGAAGATGCTAAAGCCAATCTTCAAAAAATGAATTCTGATAAGCAAAAAACTTATCGTTCTGGCATGGTTGATATTAAAAATGATAAAACTGTGCTTGACTTCACGGGAATCGACAACGCCGTAAAAGATGCCGAAAACATGGCTTATTTTAAAGGCAAAGTAAAAGATAAAACTGCAGCTTCAGTCTTGGAAGACATGAAAGCCAAAATTGCAGATTGGAAAAATTCTAATTCTGCTGAATACCATACGCCAGAAGGTATGGACAATTTAAAACAAAGTCTTTGGGAAGATTTTGGAAAATTAAATCCTACAGAAAAAACGGCTTATTCTGCTGGTAAACAAATTTATGATGCTGTAAAAAAAGAAATCAATACCCAAGCGCCTACCTATGCAAAGGTAATGAAAGAATATGAAAATGCAAGCGAATTAACTAAGGAAATTGAACGGTCTTTGTCGTTAGGCAATAAAGCATCTGCTGATACCGCAATGCGTAAACTTCAGTCTTTGATGAGAAATAATGTCAACACAAATTATGGTCAACGCCTTAATTTAGCGCAACAACTTGAGGCTTCTGGCGGTCGTGATTTGATGCCGGCATTAGCTGGTCAGGCTATGAATGATTGGACTCCAAGGGGCATTCAACGAGCAACAGCAGGGCTTGAAGGTTTAGGTGCGTATGCAATTGGTGGGCCTGCACTTGCGGCTTTAGATGTGGCATCGTCATCACCTAGATTAATCGGTGAAACTGCATATAAATATGGTCAACTTGCAAATGCTTTAACACAAGGAAGTCAGGCAATTTCTAAGGCAGTGCCTATGACTGCAAAACAAGCTCGATTGGCGGCTCTTTTAGGGTCACAATCTAATCCATACGCAATTGGGGGACAGCAATGAGTTACAACGGCAGCGGAACATTTCAAATAAACACCACCGGACAGCCGGTAGTCACTGGCACGGTAATTTCATCAACCGCTTTTAACGCCCTGACAGCGGACTTGGCAACGGGTCTGTCCACGGCTATCACAAAGGATGGACAAACGGCTACAACGGCGCGTATCCCGTTTGCTGCGGGTATCAATTCCACATTAGTCACGGACTCCACAAACACCACTACAGGGTCAATTATTACGGCTGGTGGTGTTGGTATAGCCAAGGCGCTAAATGTCGGTACATCTGTAACCATTGGCACAACTTTGGGGGTAACCGGTGTAGCTACTTTTAGCGCACAACCAATTTTTTCAACTTTAACAGCCAGCAAGCCAGTATTTACTGACGCATCCAAAGGTTTTGTATCTACGGGAACATTAGCCCCAGATCAAGGGGGTACAGGAGTTGCTAACAATGTTGCAAGTACTCTTACAATTTCTGGCAATTTTGCAACAACATTAACAGTTGCAGGTGCATATAACTACACATTGCCAGCAGCAAGTGGAACATTAGTAAATCTTGCATCAGCTCAAACATTAACAAATAAAACATTAACAGCGCCTGTTATATCAAGTATTGTTAATACAGGCACTTTGACTCTCCCAACCAGCACAGACACTTTAGTTGGAAAAGCAACAACTGACACGCTGACAAATAAAACATTAACCAGCCCAACACTCACAACACCAAACATAGATTCAGCACAATTTGCAACTGTGTCAGGAACTGCGCCTATTTATCCTTGTCGTGCTTGGGTAAACTTCAACGGCACTGGTACTCCAGCTATTCGTGGCAGCGGTAACGTGTCTAGTCTTACTGATAACGGCGCAGGTGATTACACAGTCAACTTTACAACTGCAATGAGTGATATTAATTACTCTGTAAATACAACTTGCTCGTCCAATGGAACAAGTAATTTTATTACTACTACAGTATTTACAAATGCTTCAAGTGGCGCAAATGTCGCGCCAACAACTTCGGCTGCTAGAATAAATACGGGTGTCTATGCAGTTGGAACTTTTGACCCAACCTATGTCAATGTTTCAGTTTTTAGATAAAGGACAACCATGAAAAGAATCATTTACCCAACAGATGACGGCGGTGTGGCTATTGTTATTCCTGCCGATGAGTGCGGTTTAACCATTGAGGAAATTGCCGTCAAGGATGTTCCTGCTGGCAAGCCATTCAAGATTGTGGATGTCGCTGACATTCCAACAGACCGCACATTTCGTAATGCTTGGGAATTTTCAGAATGATTACCATCAACATCACCAAAGCAAAGAACATTGCCCATGACAAGCGCAGAGAGGCTCGGTCTGCTGAGTTTGCACCTTTGGACATTAAGGCAACCATTCCATCTGAAGCAACAGCGGCAGAGGCGGCAAGACAACTTGTGCGTGATAAGTATGCCGCTATGCAAACAGCCATTGATGCAGCAACAACCACAGACGAAATCAAGGCGGCAATAACATGAGTGACGAGCTTGAATTAGATTTTGCGGTACATGAGGCCATTTGCGCCCAGCGGTATGAGTCCATTCAAAAGACTTTGGCTGACGGCGACAAACGCATGACCAAAATTGAGTACCTGTTGTACGCACTGATTGTCGTTGTGCTGTTCGGGCCAGGGGTTGCTGCCGAATTCATAAAAAAGCTTCTGGGGCTGTAAATTGATCCTTTCACACTTGCCCTTGCCGCCATTGCTGCAATCAAGCAAGGTGTGGCGCTGTACAAGGATGCCAAAGCGGTCGCTAAGGATGTCACCTCCATCACAATGGAGATTTCTGGTCACATCGGTAAATTCTTTGATGCTCATGAGCAAGTCAAAGCCGCAGCAATTGAGCAAAAGAAAAACCCGCCAAAGGGTAAGTCATTAAAGGCACAAGCACTGGACAACATCTTTCAAGAGATGGAGCTAGAGCGCCAAGCCACTGAGTTGAGGGAATTGTTGATTTACGGCGTAGACCCTGCCCTTGGTGCGGTGTGGTCAAGGTTTCAGGATGAGTTTGAAAGATTGCAGGCTGAACAGGAAAAGGAAAGGTTAGCGCAAGAGGCCAAGGAAAGGGTAGCGTCATGGCAACGGCGAAGAATGCTAAACCAACTCCAAGACAGGGCTCTGATAATCGGGGCGGTGGCGATAGTTTTTATATACCTCCACCTGATGTTTTACGCAATCAGCCAGATGAGGATAGCGAAATGGGGTTCTTGATTTCTCTAATTGCAATGGTGGCTGTGTTTGGTGTGCTTTTACCTTTGATGGCAATGTTGTACTTTGACATTTTGGAAGTTAGAGAGCAGACCAAACGCCAGCAACAAGTCATTCAAAGAATGATTAACGAAGCAAAGGACAAGCGTGATGCAAATAGACCCGAGTGACACAACCGCCAAGCACTTTATTTATTACTTTGCATGGTTCTGGTCGGCAACCTCAGTTATCTACTTTTTTTGCGTGACGTTCATCCCGTTGCCAGATGGTGGTCGAGACTTTGCAAACATCATCCTTGGATTCTTGCTGGGTACGGCGGTCGCAACGATCATTTCGTTCTTTTACGGGTCAAGCAAATCCAGCAAAGACAAGACCGAAGCAATGATGAAAGCAGATGATGTTAAACCTGTTTAACCCGTGGGTATGGATTGGCGTGTTGTTTGTAATTTTGGGGGCGGCTACGGCTGGATACTCAAAGGGTGAGAATGATGAACTCATGCGCCAGCAAGCAGAGATTGCCGCATTAAATGCCGAGGCTAGACAAAAAGAGCAGGCGCTGATTGCTGCGGTTAATGTCCAATCAAACCAACTACAGAAAGCAAATCAAAATGCAAAACTTTTACAGCAAAAGCACAATGCTGATATTGAGTCTGGCCTGCTCAAGCTGCGGGTTGCTGTCAAAGCCTCCGACTGCCCCGTACCAACCTCCGCAGATGCCAGCGTTACCAATGGAGCTGACCTCAGAACCGCTACAGCCGAACTTGACTCAGAGACTTCTAAAGCTCTTATCGCTCTCACCAGCGAAGGAGACACCGCCATCAGAAAACTTGCAACCTGTGTCGCCCTCTACAACGAAGCCCGTGAAACCTTAAAAGGCCAGAAATGAACCTTACGCCAAACTTTACTCTTGAGGAGTTAATCCATACAGACCACCGCCAGTTTGACAATATGCCTGATGCTGATGAATTGGTTAATCTGTACCGGCTGGCTGATTTCTTGGAGCAGGTCAAGGTCGTGCTGGGTGGCAAACCCATAATTATCAATTCTGCATTTAGGTCAAAAGCCGTTAATGATGCCGTGGGATCGTCTGATAAGTCACAGCATAGGCGTGGGACAGCTTGCGATTTTCGAGTGCCAGGCATGACCCCTGATGAGGTTGTCAAGGCTATTATTGAATCTGACTTAGCTTACGATCAAGTGATCAGAGAGTTTGACCGTTGGACACACGTATCAATCCCCAATATTGAAAATGCTGAACCCCGCAACATGGCGCTGATCATTGATCGCCAAGGCACAAGGATGTTTGCTTAATCGGCAAAAATGTAAAGCAGCAGGACAATCCCGCCAATGCCAATAAGTGCGCCGACCGCCATGACTAGGATGGTAATAAACACTTCCATTACGTGTTTTCCTCTTTTACCCCGCAAACTTTTTTCATGTAAGCGACATAGCATTGGTCAATCGTTTCAAAAGGTCTGCTGTCACTATCAACAAACCAATACCGCATTTCCTTACCCCATTCGCCAGTGCGTTTGTTACGGTCGGTATGCACCTCAACTTGAAGTCCGTGTTTGTCATTGCGATACAGGCGACCTGCGCCAGTATCAAAAGTAATTCCCGTTCGGTATTCAAACCGCAGTTGACAGAATTCTTCAAATGTCAGTTCAGTCATGCTTCACCTCTGGCTCTGATTATTTTGGCGGCATCAATAACCTTGTCCCAACCCCAATATTCTTGCTCTTGTTCACACACCTTTGCACAAGCTTCACGCTCAAGGTTAACGGCTTCAGTGAAAGCTGCTATGCCTTTTTCATAGCCATCTTGAAACGCTTTGGCGGCTACAAGTTTGGCAAATGCTTCAAATCGGTTTGGTTTTTCATCATCTAAACCAGCCTCTCTTGCCATCTCAATGATTTCATATACGTTCATGCTTCACCTCTGGCTCTAATGGCGGCTGCAATGTGATGCAATGGCGGGTCATCACTATCTTCTGCAATGCACTTCGCTTCAATGTCTTCACACACCTTTGCACAGGCTTCGCGCTCTTTAGCGGCTACAAGTTTGGCAAAGGCTTCAAGTTCTTCTGCATACATAAGCCAAATCTTATTTTCGTCAGGTGAAGCACCTGCCTGTATAGCCATGTCAATGATTTCATCTTGTTTCATATCCACCCCAATCCTTTGCAAACCGCCGCCACCAAAAAACTAAAACCCACTACATGACCATAGATAGGGTGCATATGCGGCGCAATGTAAATAGTTCCAAGCACGACAAAAAATTGTTCTGTAGTCATATTAACTCCCGCTGAACAGGCGTAAATTGCCATTCACGCTCTGCCCTGCCAGACTTTGATTTGATAGTGTGACCAGTTAACTCCACCATGCCAAGCCTTGCCATCTCAGGTAAGCGCCTTGCCACTTGATTGCTATCCAACCCAATCAAATAAGAAATGCCGTCTTTGCCTAATGGCCCAAACCGTTCAAGACAATGTGCAATCAATTTGAAATGCAAGTCACCAGACTTAAACTGTTTGGCTGCGGCATGACTGGTCACTGGGTCAAGTGACCGTGCTCGATTAAAAATGCTTGTTGTATTCATGTTGACTCCTTAAAACAAATTTAAAAATTGTTATTAATTTTTTTTATTTTTGATTTTGTCATTGGACTGTTTTCACCAGTTCTACTTTTGCAATATTCAATAAACCCAGGCATATTTAAATTTTCTTTTTGACTTCCCCATTTCAAGTTTTCAGGCACATTGTTAAAAGCATTTTCATCTTTATGAATCACAACGGCTTTCGGAAATGGTGCTGGCCCATGAAATGCCTCACAAATTGCTTTATGAACTTTAATATTTCCAAAAAATTTATTCAAATAATTTTTGTACTGATGCCTTGCAGTTTTTGATGCTTTTTTTGTGTGTCCATAAGTAGGTTTAGGGTGATATTCCCTAAACCCACCATTTGGCAATTTGGCAGTTCTATCTGGCAACTTTATTCGCCCCCAAGAACTAGCCATAAGCCCGGGTTTACTTGGCACAGGTTTCCAAATTTCGGGTGCATGTAAATATGTCATTAGACATGATACTACATCATTCCTAAAATGGAATCCTGTCATCATCATATTTACCCTCTGGCTTATTTGTCTTTTCCTCCAAGTCATAGCAATTTGCCCATCCTGTCCAGCCACCATCTGCCAAAGGTATTGTGTCTAACTTAATTTTAAAATTTTCGCCATCTTCAAACAAACTGCCAATGGTCTGATAGCGTTTCTTTTCTACGCCCTCGCGGTTTGTGTATGTGCCGGTAACGACTACGATGTTTTTGATTTTCTTCATGGGAGGCTTTCAAGTTGTTGAATTTTTAGGTCTACATCACCCAAGAACTGGATGACTGAATTCTCAAGCAAATTAACCATTTCTGGGTCATAGTTAATACGCTTGATGAATAGCTGATGTTTTTCTGGCAATCTAGGATCAAATGAAACAAAATCGCACCAAGGGCGGTCGGCACAGGCCATTTGCCACATCATCTGCGTTATGTATTTGGCTGGCACAATTTTACTTAACAGCGTTTCAATGTGCGTGGCAGTGTTTGGGCATTTGATCTCCACCATACCCTCATTTGCCAGACCGTCAGGAGACGCACCAGACATGGCAATCCAAGGGTGATCAATAAACCCCACCTCGGTCACCAGCAAGTCCATTCTTGCCTCATATGCCGCCCGTGCGTAAGGCTCAGTCTCTGTCCCGTGAAGCATGGCTGAGTTGCTGTAAGACTCGGCAGGCTTGCCCGTCAAGCGTTCACAGACCAGTTGAGCAAGGTAGTTATCCCTGCTGGCGCTGTAACCTGTCTTGGTCTTGGCAATGATGTCAGCTACACGGCTGGCGGTGACCTTGCCGCACCTAGCGGCAAACCATTCTTCTGTACGTTGTTCCATTATTCTTCCCTCGCTTTCATCATTGCGTCTGCCATTTTGTACGCCCTAATTGCAAATTCTTGCATTGGCGCGGTAACTTCAGAAGCTAATAAACCTTGCAAAGCCTTTGCCGCCATGTAGTCACGCATTGTGATGCCATAGGCCACGCTGTAATTGTCATGTTTTCCATCAGGAAATGAATAAGGAAATGCTGGTGGGTTGTTCATTTACCCTCCAACATGGCTTTTTTAGCGTCTTTTTTGGCAATGACCTTAGCCTGCCATGCCTGTTCGCCGTTTGTGGCCTTGTACGCCTGTTTATAGGCATCTTGCAGCTCTTTAAGCGTGGTGACCTCATCCATCACCGCCAATAAATCAAGAATTTGGTTTTCGTTGACCGTGGATTTAATCTCAGTGCGGCGGCTGGCGCTGTTGCCATCGTCATCTTCTGGCGCAAGGCCAGTGGCGGCAAGCAAACTGTAACGTCTGGCGTAAGTCAAAGCAGAACCGTAACCCTGTGGGTCTTGTTTACCGGCAGGTACGTGCAACATTCCGCATTCCATGACCTCGCCTGATTCGTGAACAAACACGGTCTCCACCATTACGCCATCTTTGCATTCAAAGGTACGTTGCATGAGGGCTATGCCATTGGCGTTTAAAGCGTCTACAACAGCCTCAACGCAATTAGCTAGGTCAGCATACTTAGACTTGAAATGCGGGTTTGTGGACGTTTTGAGCGCAGGCCCAAAGGCACGCTGTGCTTTGACAAAGGCTGCGGCGATGTTTTTTCCGATTGGTGTTTCCATGATTTCCTCTTAATAAAATTTTGGGCCACAGGTGACATCCACCAGTGTTTCGGCGGTGTAACCATTGATCTTGCGTTTACCGTAAATCGTGATGGCTCTGAGGCCATTCTTTTCGCATTGCTTGATTGCGTCTATGACTTCATTCCTGCCCATTGGCTGGATGTTTTTGTCCATGACCAGTTTTTGGTCTGTTTCTGGATCAAAGGCGCAAGCTGTCATCAGCAGTAAAAGTAAATATCGCATCAGGGTCTCCAAATAAAAAGGTCAAGTAAAACCACCACAATGGCGGCGGCTGAAACAATCCACAGAACAATTTGTGACCAGTCTGTGGGTTTGGTGTACTTTTCAATGTCAAACATGGCTATTCCTTATACGCACAAAGGTGCAAATTCACGTTCAAGGGAATCAATAACGGCGCTTGACAGCACGTTATAAAGTTCGGTAGTGCCAAGGTAGGCGTGCCACAAGTTGCCAGTTACAGGGCAAAAGTAGCAGTCAAGTGGGGCGGTTAAATCGCTATGCTCAACGACAAGATGCTCAAGACCTTGGTCAATCATGATGCGTGCGTCTGCGGCGGGAAGCGTTGCAATGTGTTTCATATTTACTCCTAAAAGACCCTATGCGTTGTGCTGGGGCATGGGTGCATTGTTAAGCTAACTAAACAAACAGTCAAGCATTATTTCTAGGGACTTTCCCTAATGTCGCTTTATTGTTAATCTGCCTTTACAATGTTGCCATGACAAAAGATCAATTAGTCCATCTTGCAGGCTCACAGACTGAGCTTGCCAAAATTCTCGGCATCAATCGGGCGGCGGTTTGCCAGTGGAAGACTGTGCCTGAGTTGAGATTGCGCCAGTTGAAAGATTTAAGACCCCAGTGGTTTACAACTTAACAAAATCATGTATAATCAATCCCGTCTAGAGTGGCATCTGGACGTAGACGGAAATCGGAGAACCCTACAGATACCTGTGCGGTCTTGTCAGACGACAAACGAACTTTTGATTTCCGTCATACGTTTTGTTGTTGCTCTCGCCAAGAGCCAAGACCGCAGAGAGATTTGTAGGGTTTTTGCTTTTGGACAACGCAATGCGGTACGTCAGTGGTTGCGTTTGAGATACCCCGATACACGAGCAGACCAGATCGGGGAGCGTGGGCTAAGTCCTAGAGCGCGGTGGTTGAAACAGTCTGGGACAGTGCGAGGCGATGACATGGCTCCGAAGAGCAACATCGAGGCACAGGCGAACTTTGATTTTGATCACGGTAAGGCTGTGCTTTGCTCCAACATTCACCAAAGAGCAATAAGGAATACAGATGAGACAGTGCAAATGTGGTGGGACGATAAGAGAGCATCAACTGACAAACAACAGGGTTGCATGGACTTGTAACCAATGCGGTCGATATGAACAAATCAACTTAAAGGAAGACAAATGCCAATCGGATTTCAATCAGAAAACCACCTTCACATTTACGGTGACGGCAAAGGATTTATTGTCATAGAAGAATGGACAGATGATGATTTCAGTGATTTGCTTGGAAAAGTAAGAATTCACGTTGAAAAATTTAAAGCACTGGCTGAATTGCACAAAGATGACTTAATCCATGAGGCTTTTTTTGGGGATAAAGATGACAAACTTTGAACAATTCTGGGCTGCATGGCCTACCAGTACTCGCAAGGGGGGCAAGTCAGATTGTCTAAAGCGGTGGGAAAAGTATTATTGTGATAGTTGCTGTGATCAAATATTAAAGCACATTGAATGGATGAAAACCACCGACCAGTGGCGCAAAGACGGCGGTGCTTACATACCCTCACCTGCTGTTTACCTTAATCAACGGCGCTGGGATGGCGCTGAGATACCTGAATTTAAAAAAACCATCAATATTTTGGAAAAGATGGCAGAAGAACGAGCCAGGGCAGTGCCTATGCCTGCGGATATAAAAGCCAAACTGGATGCCTTGCGGGGAAGACGTTGAATGAGCTGGCTCTTTTCGCAGGCGCTGGTGGAGGAATACTTGGCGGCAAACTCCTTGGATGGCGAACAGTCTGTGCAGTTGAGTGGGAAGCCTACCCCGCAAGCGTACTGTGCGCCCGACAAAATGACGGATTTCTCCCGCCTTTCCCAATTTGGGATGATGTACGCACCTTTGTCGGCCACGACTGGCGGGGTGTTGTTGATGTGGTATCTGGGGGGTTTCCCTGTCAAGACATCAGCGCAGCAGGAAAAGGCGCAGGAATTGATGGAGAACGAAGTGGAATGTGGGGAGAAATGGCACGCATCATTTGTGAAGTACGACCCCGATTCGTCTTTGTGGAGAACTCACCAATGCTCACTTCTAGGGGACTTGGACGAGTTCTTGGAGACTTGGCCTCAATGGGGTTTGATGCGAAATGGGGAGTGCTGGGAGCAGCAGACGTTGGAGCGCCGCATCAGAGGGACAGAATCTGGATTGTCGCCAAATGGCGTGGACAGCTTTCATACGCCCAACACGACAGGATTAGACGGTGGGAGCAACAGCAGGCGAGCCCTCAAGAAACGACAAGCATCGTGGCCAACTCCAACGGCATCACAAGCCAGATCAGAGGGAATGATTTTGCAAATGAGACAAATGGTGGAAAACGGAACAACAACATTGCAAGAAGCCGAAGCAATGATTGGGGGCAGTCTGACACCAAAAAGAATGGGAAAATGGCCAACGCTAGTTTGTCAGGATTCCCGCCATGCAACGACACGCCATCTAGACCCCAAAAGCCAACATTGGAAAAGCAACTTGGGGGAAGTGGTTATGAGTTTGGAACAACCAAATATTGGTGGGAGATTGAACCCAACGTGGGTAGAGTGGTTGATGGGTTGGCCGCTAGGGTGGACAGACTTAAAGCCATTGGAAACGGACAAGTCCCATTGTGCGCCGCAACAGCATGGAGAATCCTAAGTGAATCATGAAAGACTTGTTGCAAACTCAATCCTTAGCCGACTTAAAGACGGCGAAGAATTTAGCCAATCTGTCATCAGAACAGCGCTTATTGATGCAGGAGACCTTGCGGATGATGGAAGCCAAGGACTGGATCAGGCGGTACAGGAAGAAGATTCGGGAAAAGGGAAAAGCAGAGGCATTAGCCTGGTGGCAGAAAACCTTATCAGACGTAGTAAAGCGTCGTGGGCAGAAAGCTGCTGATGACTTACGGAGACGCATGAATGAGATATGCAGCTAAGGTGGACAGCAATCAAGATGCCATAGTGAGCACGTTAAGGGCTGCTGGCGCTTACGTTTGGATTATTGGCTTGCCGGTCGATCTTTTGGTAGGGCATGGCAACCACAGCTATCTCATGGAAATAAAAAGGGACTCCAAATCCCGTATGACACCTTTACAAACCGACTTTTTTAAAAATTGGACTGGTGGTACGCTGTGTCGAGTTGATAGCCCTGATGCCGCCTTACGCATGATTGGGGTGATTAAGTGAGAAGCCTTGAACAAAACCGCCTAATGTGGGCAAATCTTGAAGACATTGCCCAGCAAGTGGTTTGGTACGGTCAAAAGCTAGACAAGCAGGAATGGAAAGATGTGCTGACTGCGGGATTAAAAAAACAAAAGATTGTGCCAGGCATTGAGGGCGGGTTTGTGGTGATTGGAGCAAGGACAAGCAAAATGACCGTGGCAGAGATGAACGAGTTAATTGAGTTATCCACAATGTTCGGCGCACAGCAAGGCGTTAAATTTCGGGCTTTAGAGGAATGAGATGCCCAGTATGCGGTACTTGGACGATAGTCAAAGAAACCAGAATCAGCACGGGCAACACACGCAGGCGGCGGCTGGAATGCGCTAACGAACACAGATTTACAACACTGGAGACAATAATTGTTTCAAAAACATCAATACGTAAGGTCAAAAAAGCTGTTAAAGCTGGTGGCGGGGCTTGAATGCCAGTCCTGCGGGTCGGGCAACATGGTGCAGGCTGCACACGCAAATTGGGGCGGCGGCAAAGGGCGAGGGATCAAAGCTGATGATAATCTGGTGGCTGCGCTATGCCTGAAATGCCATTACGAGATTGACCAAGGCAAAGATTTGACCAAGGAACAGCGTCAGCAAAAGTGGTTGCTTGCCCATGTAAATACGGTAGCCAGATTGCAAGAATCTGAACAATGGCCTGTTGACGTACCGACTCCTACGTTTACAATAGAGGCGCAGTTGTCTCCTTTAGAGGGTCTGTGACCCTCTTTTTTTGGAGCTAACACGCATGGGGATTGACTCTAGGGACTACTGGGGTAGCGCAACAGTCTCCAGCCGTGTTGGTGAGATCAGACAGCCAAGTCGGAGACCTATTGCGTTTTGATGTCTTAAGTTGAGCAGTGAACGTCCAATCTCCTGAGAAATTCTCAATGACACAAACGACTGGTTCTAGGACAAGCCTGAGATGGGCACAGGCCACCAACAAACTTTTTAAGGAAAAGTATGAAAAAAGACGTTGCCGATTTCATTTCCACAATGTTTCACAGCTCTACGGTGACTCATTTCATGCACTTAGCCACTGACTCATTTTCAGTTCACATGGCGCTGGGGGCTTACTACGTTGAAATTGTTGACCTGGCTGACCAGTTTGCCGAGGCTTACGCAGGGTGCTACGAAAAAATTAAAGATTTTCCTGAAAACTTTCACAATGCCAAAGACCCTGAAAAGTACCTGACCAGCATCAAGGAATACGTCTACAAAAACCGAGAGGCACTGCCAGACGACACTCAGCTCCAGAACATTGTGGACGAGATAGCGGCGCTGATTGACACAACCCTGTACAAGTTGACCCTCAAATGATCAGAATATTTGCTGGCTACGACCCGAGGGAGGCTATTGGCTACCATGTGTTTTGCCAGAGCCTGATTGAGCGCAGCAGTGAGCCGGTCGCCATCACGCCGTTTTTTGGTAAGCAACGGGATGGCACAAACGCATTTATCTACCAGCGGTTTCTTGTACCCTACTTCACCAAATACACCGGCAAGGCAATATTTCTTGATGCAAGCGATATGCTTATGTTGGCAAACATTGACGACTTGAGCAAGCTGTTTGACCCGACCAAGGCGGTGCAGGTGGTCAAGCACGATTACCAGACCAAGCACCCAAGGAAATATATCGGTACACCGATGGAAGCGGCGAATCGGGACTATCCCCGAAAGAATTGGTCGAGTTTAATACTTTGGAATTGCGAACACCCAAGAAACAAGGTGCTGACACCGGAATTTGTGGATGACCAGACCGGCGCAGACTTACACCGTTTTGGTTGGCTGCCCGAAACACTTATCGGTGAGCTACCGAAAGAATGGAACGTACTGGTGGGCGAACAAACAAACAAAAACGCCAAGATAGCGCACTACACGCTGGGCATTCCCGAATTTGAGCACTATGAAGACTGCGACTTCAGCCAGCAATGGTTTAACACCAAGAGCCGGTTAATGAACGGCTTAATCAAAATGAAAGAGGTGGTCGATGCCTAGTCATTCTGCAAAACAAGCCCGATTCATGCAAGCGGCGGCGCACAACCCAGAGTTCGCAAAGAAAGCCGACATCCCTGTTAAGGTTGCCCAAGACTATGCGGCTGCCGACAAAAAGATGGCAATGGCGAAAGCCTTGGCAAGAAAATAATGGCTGATTACCGTGACTTAGCTGCGGCGCTTAGTGGTGGGTATGGACAAGATACCGGCCCTATCACGGCTGACACGCTGATTACGCTGAAAAACGGCAAGACGGCTAGTGCTGGCGACCTGCTTGGAATGCTTAAAGGTTACGGTCAATCGGTTGGCAGCAATTTGGAATCATTGGTAAGGGGCGGGGTGGCATCAGTGCCAGGCATGGGCGGCGACCTTGAATCTTTAGGTCGGGCGGCAATTAACAAGCTGTACAGCGCAGGCGGTGTAAATGTAAACCCAAACCCTGTATTGCCGACCAGCACAGACATTTTGGGCATGATGCCAAGGATAACCGCACCCAGACGAGAAACGGCGGGGATGGAGGAGCTAGGCGGGTTTATGACACCGGCGACCGCTAAGGTGCTGACACCAGCAGTTAAAGGGGCGGCAAGGCTGGCGGGGCAAGAAATCAATGCTGGCTTAACTGGGCAGCCCACTCGGTCATTGCTAGGTGACATTACGCCAAAGCCTAAGTTACTTGATGTTTACCACGGCACACCACACACATTACCGCCAACTGAGCGCAATCTATTGGGTGAGTTTGATGCCTCAAAGATTGGCACTGGTGAGGGAGCGCAATCGTATGGGTATGGCATATATACGGCAGAAAACCCTGTTGTAGCTGGTTCATACAAACTTGCGGGGGTAGATACTGTCAACTTAATGGGGAAAGATGGCAACTCTATAAATATTTCTGCACTTTCAAAACCTTTGCAGAAAGCAATAGAAGCTAATGTAGGCGCACCTGATTTGTTGGGTAACGCTGAGAGGTTTTTAGCAAACAAAACCAATCAAAGTTTTTATTCTGAAAAGTATGGCGCACAGTCTATTGACGACTCAGTTAAAGCCTTAAAAGATTTGAATGCGGCTGGCGTTTCGGTAAAAAACTCAGGTAACCTCTACAAAGTTGATCTTCCTGACGAGAAGATTGCAACCATGCTGGATTGGGATGCGCCACTAAGTAAGCAACCAAAAACTATCCAAAATTGGTTGAAAGATTCTATGAATCCATATCGGGCGCAATTAGGGGCTAAAGATATTGGTGGTAATGAGCCAACTGGGTCTTTGATTTACAACAGACTTACAGAGTTAATGAGCGAGGGCAAGAAATCTGATGTCTTTACCAATGCGGCAAACTATGGGACTAAGAATGCAAGTCAAGAATTGGCTGATGCTGGAATTGCTGGCATCAAATATCTTGACGAGGGTTCAAGGGCTGCTGGTCAAGGAACTCGCAACTTTGTAGTGTTTCCTGGTGAAGAAAAGAGCATGACCATTCTTGAGCGTAATGCAGAAAAGAATGCCAAATGACTACACAAGTAACTAAAGTAGTTAAGAATAGAAAAAAAGCTGGCGGTAGGTCTGCGGGTACGCCTAATAAGGTCACAGCGCAGGCTAGAGAGGCCATAGCGATGTTCGTGGATGGTAATGCCCACCGACTCGCGCAGTGGCTTGATGAGGTCGCTATGGGTGTTCCTGAGCATGACATAAAACCAAATCCTGCTAAAGCCTTTGAGCTATTCCAAAGCGTGGTTGAATACCATGTACCCAAACTGGCAAGAACTGAGATCACCGGCAAAGATGATGGGCCGGTAGAAATGGTGGTGACATGGGGCGGCGTGAAGTAATCCTGCCTTACAACCCAAGGGCGGCATTCATGCCGTTTCATCTGAGGACAGAGCGCTGGTCATGCCTACTTGCCCACCGTAGAGCTGGAAAGACGGTAGCGGCAATCAACGACCTGATCAAACGAGCAATCACTGAGGGCGGTCGGGGCGCACAGTATGCCTACATAGCCCCATTCAGAAGTCAGGCTAAGAGGGTGGCATGGGATTACATCAAGCATTACGCCGCACCAGTAACTAAAGCCACAAACGAAGCCGACTTGATGGTGGAGCTGGTGAACGGCGCAAAGATCATGCTGTTTGGGGCAGACAACGCAGACGCTATGCGGGGCATGGGCTTTAACGGCGTTTACATGGACGAGTACGGTGATTTCAGACCAAGCGTTTGGGGAAACATCATTCGGCCTTGCCTCAGTGACAGACTCGGCTGGGCTGTGTTTGGGGGTACGCCAAAGGGCAAGAACCAATTTCACGACATCTATAAGGTCAGCCAAAACGTGCCAGACTGGTTTCTGCTACGCCTACCAGCCTCGGTGTCCAAGCTATTGCCAGACACAGAATTGCAGGCGGCTCGGTCTCAGTTAAGCCAGGATCAGTACGACCAAGAGTATGAGTGCAGCTTTGATGCCGCCTTGCTGGGGGCATTTTTTGGTCAAGAGATGCGCCAAGCTGATGACGAGGGCAGGATATGTGAGCTGCCGTTTGAGCCAGAAGCGCCGGTATACACCGCATGGGACTTAGGTTACCGTGACGACACCGCAATCTGGTGGTATCAGGTGGTCAGGGGTGAGATCAGGGTGATGGACTATTACGCTGTAAGTGGCGCAAGCATTGAAGAAATAGCCAGTGCGGTGATAGCCAAGGGTTACCGCTACACCCGCCATTTCCTGCCGCATGATGCCAGAGCCAAGACGCTGGCCTCAGGGGGGAAGTCCATTGTTGAGCAATTGGCTGCACATTTGGGCGGCATGAGCAAGCTGGCAATAGTGCCTGAGATTGGCATACAGGACGGTATCCAAGCGGTGCGGATGATCCTGCCCATCTGTTATTTCGACTCCAGATGCGATGAGGGGCTGGAAGCGTTAAGGCAATATCAGCGGGAATACGATGAAGACAAGAAAACTTTTCGACAAACTCCCCGCCATGACTGGTGCTCACACCCCGCAGATGCGTTTAGAATGCTTGCAGTAGCTTATAGACAAGAAGCAAAAGATCAGACACCGCCCAAGGGCAAGACCCTGCAAACCATCACATTAGATGAGCTGTGGGACTTTGAGATGCAACATAGAGAGGAAAGAATATGAGCCAGCCAGTAGCAGAAGTCGGTGGATACAAAAACATCACCGCCACAGGCGCAGTCAGTACTGGCCCTTGCCAGTTGATTGGTTTTTACGTCAACAACACGACCGCAGGCACATTGGTGTTACGCAATGGCGGGTCAGGTGGCGAGGTCATGAGTGGCACAATTACACCGGCTATCGGTTTTCACCGATTCCCCGCCAACGTGGGTGTCAGTCTGTACGCCACGATTGCAGGCACTGGATTGGATGTGACATTCTTCTTTGCCGCAGGTAGTTAATCATGACTGAAAACGGCGCATACGAGGGGGAAGACCCAGGCCCGTACTGGCACGACCAGATTGAGACCGCCATCAAGATATTTGATAAGTGGGAAAAGCGTGGGCAAAAGGTAGTTAAGCGGTATCGGGATGAGCGTGATGCCATTGAGATGCCAAGGATGAAGTTCAATATCCTCTGGTCAAACATTCAAGTGCTGTTTCCAGCCCTATACGGCAGACAAGCTAAGCCCGAAGTCTCACGCCGGTACATGGATCAAGACCCCGTGGGTCGATTGGCATCCACAATGCTTGAGCGTGTCATGGAATACGAGACCATGCAATTCGGTGACTTTGACGCTGCCATGTCTGGGGCGGTGCAGGACAGACTGCTGCCTGGTCGGGGAACGGCGTGGATTCGCTATGAGCCGGTTATTGTCAACGAACAGCCCGAGGCAACCGAGACCGCAGGGCAGATGGAAGAACCGACCGAGCCGCAGGTTAGTACCGTGGTGGAAGACCCCACAGAGCGTATTGACGCAGCTCACAGCCCAATTGATTACGTCTACTGGTCAGACTTCTTGCATTCACCCGCCCGCACATGGGATGAAGTTTGGTGGGTAGCCCGAGCCGTTTACATGACCAAGGACGAGGGCGTAGAGCGCTTTGGGGACGTATTTAAGAATGTCAGCCTGACCAGCTCCAACACCGACATGGACGGCAAGAATCCATTGACCGCCAAGATGACCTACGACAAAAAGGCGATGGTCTATGAGATTTGGAACAAGCGCAGCGGTAAGGTTTGCTGGATTGCCAAAGGTTATCCACAGGCATTAGACGAGCGTGACGACCCGCTAGAGTTAGAAGAATTCTTCCCATGCCCCAAACCGTTGATGGCGACCACCACCACCGGCACAATGATTCCTGTACCTGACTATTGTGAGTACGAGGATCAGGCGCAAGAGCTAGACAACCTGACTCAGCGCATTTACCTGCTGACTAAGGCTTGTAAAGCGGTTGGCGTGTTTAATGCTGAGTTCAAGGAACTGGCGCGGATGTTCAGCGAGGGCGTGGACAACAAGCTATTTCCAGTGACTGCATGGGCAGCAATGTCGGAAAAAGGCGGCTTAAAAGGCGCTATCGACATGATGGATACATCGCAGATCATTGTGACCCTGCGGGAACTTTACAGCGCCCGAGAGCAAGTCAAGCAGTCGATCTACGAGATCATGGGCATATCGGACATTCTGCGTGGATCGTCTAAAGCTCAGGAAACCCTCGGTGCTCAACAGCTCAAAGCCAACTTTGGTAGCCTGCGGTTAAAGAGTAGCCAAGGCGAAGTGGCAAGGTTTGCGACCGACATCTTCAAGCTCAAAGCACAGATTATTTGTAAGTTCTACCCGCCTGAGCTGATTGTTGAGATGTCAGGTGTGATGAACACACCAGACGGTCAAGACCCGCAGATGTTGCAAGCGGCGATCCAGATGCTGTCTAACAGCACAATCAGGGACTTCCACATTGCGGTCGAAGCTGACAGCCTGGCTCAGATTGACGAGCAAGCTGAAAAGCAGGGCGCACAAGAAGCGATCCAAGCTATTGGTCTGTTCTTGCGTGAGGCAATCCCCATGATTGCCCAAGCGCCCGAGACTTTGCCGATGGCCTCTGAGATGCTGTTATTCCTTGTACGCCGATTCAGAGCCGGTCGGGGATTAGAGAGCGCGGTTGAAAGGGCAATGAAAGCCCTGCAAGACAAAGCGGATGCGGCTAAACAACAACCGCCTGGCCCACCGCCAGAGATGATGCAAATGCAAGCTGAACAGCAGACAGAACAGATGCGGATGCAGGCGCAGTCTCAGACTGAGCAGATGAAAATGCAAGCACAAGCCCAGATTGAGCAGGGCAAGGCGCAGCTTGAGATGCAGATGCACCAAGCTAAGACGCAAGCAGAGATGCAGTTGGCGCAGATGAAAGCCGAGTTTGAAGTTGCAAAACAAAACAACGAGATGCAAATAAAGGCCAGAGAGATGGCTGGAAGGGAAGAATATGAGCGATGGAAAGCAGAACTTGATGCAGCGACTAAAGTCCTTGTGGCTCAAATTGGCGCAAAAGCTGGGCTTGATCAAGCCGCAATGAGCGCACAGATGGCGGCATCCGAGGAAGTTGACTCTACTTTGGGTGACGGCATGAGCGAGGCAATCAACCGTTTGGCTGATATGCACGGCGAGACATTGGGGCAGATCACAGGCGTGATGCAGGCAATCAGCGCACCGAAACGCATAATTCGTGGGCCAGACGGTCGGGCGGCGGGTGTTGAGATTGCTACATGAGCTTAGTTCTTGCCGATAGGGTCAGGGAGACCACCACTTCCACAGGCACAGGCACGATAACCCTTGGCGGCGCAGTTCAGGGTTTTCAGCGGTTTTCGGTGCTTGGTGATGGAAACACCACCTACTACACAATCCAAGGAACGATCCAGTGGGAAGTGGGGATCGGCACATATAACGCAAACACACTGACTCGGGACACGGTGCTGGATTCGTCTAGTGCTGGCGCTTTGGTGGACTTTAGCGGTGGGTCAAAGGACGTATTTGTTACGTTGCCTGCTGAAAGGGCGATTACTTCTATTGCGTCTGCTGATGCAAGCATTATTGTTACTACGGTTGGATCTCTTGTTGATCTTTCGGTATCGCAAACGTCTCCAGCCTCGGTGCTTGTTGAACGAGTGCAAAATTCAACCGGCGCAACCCTAACAAAAGGGACAGCGGTTTATATCTCAGGCGCTATAGGACAACTACCGACTGTTTCCAAAGCCCTAGCCACAAGCGATGCCACATCAGCGCAAACTTTGGGATTGATAACCAGTGACTTGGCAAACAATTCAAATGGCTATGTAACCATCATTGGACTGGTTGATGACCTTGACACATCAGCATATACCGATGGGGTTCAACTTTATCTAAGCCCGACCACAGCAGGAACTTTGACCGTAACCAAACCGTATGCGCCACAGCATCTTGTCTATGTGGCTGTTGTTGCTCATGCTCACCCAGTTCATGGAAAGTTGATTGTTAAGGTACAAAACGGTTATGAAATGGATGAGCTACACAATGTGTCGGCTCAGTCGCCAAACAACGGCGATATTCTTGTTTACAACACAAGCACCCAATTGTGGGAGACCGCAGCTCAAGCCAGTGGCGGCACAGTCACAAGCGTAAGCGGTACAGGAACGGTCAGCGGTTTAACCTTAACAGGCACGGTGACCAGCTCGGGCAGTTTGACCCTTGGCGGTGCAATAACAGGATTTGCAACTAGTGGGGCAAACACTGATTTGACATCTGTGGCGCTGACGACCGGCACAATTACCACCGCCCCTAGTTCAAGCAATGATATTGTTAACAAGTCCTATGCCGACTCAATTGCGGCGGGGGTTAACTTTCACGCTGCTTGCCAATATGCAACGACAGCGGCTTTACCAGCAAACACTTACAACAACGGCACAGGTGGGGTCGGTGCGACACTGACGGCTGTGGCGGTCGGTACGCTGACCATTGACAGTTACACATTGGTTATTGGTGATGTTGGTAAGCGTTTACTGATAAAGAATGAGGCGACTCAGGCTAATAACGGTGCGTATGTACTAACGCAAGCAGGAACGGCGGTGCTACCGTACATACTGACAAGGGCAACAGATTACGACTCAAGCGGGTCTGGTACTAATGAAGTGGATCAGGGTGACTTGATTCTGGTGATTAACGGCACGACAAACGCAAACACCTCATGGGTACAGCAGACACCGTTACCAATCACGATTGGGACAACGGCGATTGTGTTTATTCAGTTTGCGGCGATCCAAACGTATAGCGCAGGCACGGGCTTAACTTTAACCACCAATCAGTTTTCAATTACCAACACTGGAACGGCGGGTACATATGGCACTTCTACGCAAATTCCTGTATTCGTTACCAACGCACAAGGACAGGTTACAAGTGTTACTAATACTGCAATAGGAACGCTGAATCAAAACACAACAGGAACGGCAACATTAGCCAAAAGCACTTCAGCGTTTACAACTGGCACAGCACAAACCTATACCGCACCATCAAATACTCAGTGGGTTAAGGTCACGGTTGTCGGACCAGGCGGTAACGGCGGGGCGGCAACTGGACAAAGAGCGACAGGCGGCGGTGGTGGCGGTGTGGCGATTAAATGGCTATCCATGACCGCAGCACAGACCTTGGTTTACACCGTTGGCACAGCGTCTGGCACAGCATCCACCGTGTCATCTGGTACGTTGACCATCACCACAATAACGGCAAACTCAGGCACAAACGGCGCAGGCACTGCTTACGCTAACTCAATTACGGCTGGCGGCGCAGGCGGCACAGCAACCAACGGCGATGTCAACATCATTGGTGGACAGGGTGGCTATTCTTACGGCTCAGGCACAACAGTTCAAACTAACTTTGGCGGCAAGGGCGGGGATTGCCCTGGCTTTGGCTCTGGTGGCCCTGCCTTGGCAATTGTGGCAACCGCAGGCGTACAAGGTAACGGCTTTGGTGCTGGCGGCGGCGGTGCTCACGGCAACGCAACATCCGCAGCAGGTCGAGGTGGGATTATTATCTTTGAGGCGTACTGATGTTTGGCTATACCTCATTTGCTGAATTACCGTTTGCCACAATCGGCGTTACGGTAACCCCAGCGCCTGAAGTCCTACTCGGTGGACACTTTGGCTTTGATGAGCGTGATAAGCATTGGGAAGAAGAAAAGCGGCAAGAGGAAAAGCGCAGGGAGAGGATCAAGACCGCATTGTTTGGCTTACCGCCAGAGGAGCGTGAGCAGATCACCACAGCGCCAGCCCAGACAATAGATATTGCGGCACAAACAGTAATCACTTATGATGCGATCATGGTTCAGATTGAGACGCTAAGAAAGCGGATTCAATTTGAACAAGATGAAGAAGATTTTGAGACATTATTGGAGTTTCTTTGAAAACAACATGGGTTTTTCCATCTGACGGTAGCGAGCCATACGAAAAGACCAGTGGACGGTCTGGTGAGTACACCACCGTAATGGGCGACATTGCCCCATTTATGTCGCCTGATGGCAAGATGATCGAGGGTCGTAAACAATGGCGTGACCACCTTAAGCGCACCGATTCCATTGAGATGGGGCATTCTGACGTTAAGTATGCACAGCAAGAGTGGAACAAAAAGAAAGAAGCGCACCGAGACCGACTGCGCGGTCAATTGGCGACAGTGCAAGAGTTTGACCGACCAGGCGCACCGATTGCTGCTGTTAAGATGTCTAACCTAAACGTAGAGATGGCAAACCGCCTACACAACCGTCCCATGCCTGAGCGCAAGGAGATGATCAAAATGACCCTCGAACAAATGAAAAGGATGAAGTGATGGAAAACGAAGTTGTCGCACCCGACACGATAGAAACACCAGCACCAGAAACCCCAGCGGTCGAAGCGCCCCAAGCGCCAGCAGAACCGCAAAGCAGAGCCGATACGATTCGTGAGGCACTGACAAAGACACCTACAAACCGTGGCAAACACGCAGCCACCCAGCCCCGTGAAGGGGGTAAGTTTGCCCCTAAATTCCCGACCGACCAGACCCAAGCACCGCAAATGGCTGAAAAGCCAAGAGCCGAGATGCCCAAGAGCCTGCGGTTGGAACTGAAAGAGCATTGGGAAAAAGCCCCGCCTGAGTTACAGCAAGCCTTTGCCCAGCGGGATGCCGATTACGAAAAGGGCATCACCTCATATAAACAAAGGGACGCAGAGGCACGGGCGATCACCGAACAATTTGCACCGTATGAGTGGATTTTAAGAAACGAAAACTCAACGCCTGCTCAGGCTATTGGCCCATTGCTACAAACGGCGGCATTGCTCAGGACTGGTACACCGCAGCAGAAATCTCAGGCGGTTGCTCAAATGATTCAGCAATTCCAGATTCCTTTGGATCAAGTGGCTGCTTACTTTGGCGGCGAAGCCCCACCACAGCAAGATTCACACTACAATCAATTGGCGCAACAAGTACAGCAGCTCACGCAACACATCACGCAGAGCCAGTACGAGGCACAGAAACAGAATGAAAACAGAGCACTCTCTGTAATCCAGCAGTTTGCGAGCGACCCCGCAAATGCACACTTTGAAGCAGTCCAAGACCGGATGCTGTCGCTTCTCCAAGCGCCGCAGGTTCTAGGGGACGTAAGTCATATGTCAGAACGTGAGAAATTGCAAGTGGCATACGACACCTCTGTAAGGCTTGATCCACAGTTGGCACAAAGTTTATATGCTCAACAGCAACAAAACTATGCCGCACAGAATCAGGTACAGAAAGCAAAACTAGCGGCTGTACAGGTAAGGGGAGCGCCAGGCGGCGCAATCTCTGGCCCAGTAAGTCAAACTGACCGCCGAGCTGTTATCGCAAATGCGTTACGGCAGGCAAATTTTTAAAGGGGTAAATCATGGCATACGCCAATAGTAATTACTCAGACGTTTTGGCAACCACCATTGAATCGCGTTCGGGCATCGTTGCCGATAACGTGACCAAAAACAATGCGTTGCTGACTCGCCTGCGTGAGAAAGGCCGTTACAAGCCTTTCACAGGTGGTTCGACCATTCTGCAAGAATTGTCATTCCAAGCAAACTCAACAGCCATGTACTACTCAGGCGCTGAAGTATTGAACATCTCCCCAGCGGATGTGATCAGTGCGGCTCAGTTCCCGATTAAACAGGCAGCCGTAGCAGTCACTATCAATGGTTTGGAAATGCTCCAAAACAGTGGCGAAGAACAGATCATCGATTTGTTTGACGCACGTTTGGACGTTGCCGAGGCATCCATTGAGAACTTGATCTCTACTGGTATTTATTCTGACGGTACAGCCAACAACGGCAAGCAGATCACTGGTCTGCAAGCTATGGTGGTTGCGTCTCCATCCACCGGCGTGGTTGGCGGCATCGACCGTGCCACTTGGTCATTCTGGCAAAACCAGACTTTTGACTTTTCTA